ACGCCGGAAACGATATTGCGCACTGTCGCTGGCGTAATCGCGAGCTTTATCGCGGCTCGTGATGCGTTCCTTTCGCTTCTTTCCCATTCTTCTACTACTTCGCGCTGGCGTTTTGTCTTTGCGTAATCTTCTAGCTTTGCCACTTACTTCTCCCGGGCGACGTTTCGCGCCTTCTCGTAACTTCTCATGCCACCGAGTCCGAGCATTCCGAGCAGAACTGGCATCATTGTGTTCATCTCGATTAAGTCGAGACGTATGCTTGCTCCTGCGAACTCCATGCCGAGATTGATAAACGGGATCAGTATAAAGTTGAGCAGCATCGCCAGAGCGCAAACCCAGCCGACCGCAGGACGCCAGCCAGCCACGAACATCGATTGATGAGCCGCTTCGACTTTATTCAGCTCTATCTGCGCGACCGCTTGCTCGTTGGCTTGCTTGTCAGCCAGCGTAGCGATCTCGTGAGCCAGCATCGCCCGCTGGTCTTTGTCTTCGATAAACTTATCGAGTAATCCAGAGACCGGGGCGACTAGCGATGAGATGAGATTGAGCATCATTCTTCCAAACGTGGATCAACCCAATCAGGACATAACTCCCATACGTCATTGACGTAGTTATATTTACAACCGTACCAATCTTCTGGCGGCGTTACATTTTCAACAACCACCGAATTGCTAGAATTTAAGTCAAGAATCTTAAGACATCTATCTTCTGGGTCTGCTAGATCGCCCACTTGAATATAGTTTTCTTCAATAGATATTTTTTTGTCATCCTCAAAAATAAATTTTGAACATGGGTCGCAGTCTGGCTCTAAAAATAAAATAGTTTTCATAACTTAACCTTTCACGATTATTTTAGTTGCAGATATTGCCGTTCCTGCTACTACTGAAGGAGTGTCGGCAGATGTTCCTATTGTCCCGTTCCGCTGAACATAGGCTTTTGTTCCCGCCGTTAAACCAGTTTGAGCATCATCCACTGCACCAATTATTTGCACCGTCGCCGTCGCAGCGTCTGCGTAGTCAGCATTTGAGATTCCAATATAAGAATCAGCAGTTAAATTTGTAACATCGTATCCAATTTTATGCGCAACACCCCACTCAGTGAAAAACATTACATGAGAAAATTCTGCGTCATGATAAGCCATTCCGACTTTATTGGTGTTTTGACTAACTAAAACGGATTCGTTGTCTGTAGAAATAGTCCCTGAACCATCGACTTTAAGGTAGCGTCTATACGGGTAACTGCTTTGATTAAGATTCCAATAAGTCAAATACCAAAATTTCGCATTAGGGTCATATTCAATGTTTACCCCATTGACAGCGCCCCCTTCCCATTCTTCGAAATCTATATTTGAAAAGTTTTTTCCCGATGCCCCGCCAGTAAAATAATAATTTTTTGCTTTTCCGTTATCACTATCGCTTTGATCTGACCAAGCCACCATAAGCATTGCTTTGTCTGGAGCATATGATAAATCGATATACTCTGCTTGCTGATTTGATACTGTTGCCTCATCAATATGAGTTAGTGTTGTTCCGTCATTACTGTAAGAGCGAAGAAATAGATTATTAGCATCACTGCCACTTCCTCTATGAAGAATTACCCACAATTCTTGCTCGGGTATATAAATACTTTTAAGCTCATACTTTGTACCCATAAGCCTGCTGTTTGGCATCACTACCGGCGTTCCTAATGTAACAGTTGTGCCAGTAACTGTTCCTATAACTGCTTTTCCTTTGTCTCCGTCACTATCATCACGATAAGCGATTAAAATTTTATCGTTGTCTGAATCATAAGAAACAGACATTGCATTAGAATCAGAAACAAATTCTAGTTCTGTTCCGAATGTTGCCGTTCCGTCCTCTGCTACTGTAGCAATTACTACTCTTCCAGCTCCTCCATCGTTATGCGCTCTATAAACTATGGCAATTTTAGAGCTTCCAATATAAGCCATTTGCTGATAGCGACCTTCTGTGCCAGAAGGAGTTAATTGATTGCTCGGGCCGCCAGATATAGTTGTTCCAGTTACCGATACTCTTCTAAGAAATATTTCTTCACTGCTTGATTTTGTTATGGCAAAAAATAAGTCTTCTGTATCTGGCACATATAGCATAGGAACTTCATCTGCGACGCCAGACATAGTTATGTTTGATATGGTTGTTTGAGAACCTGTTGCTTCGGTTTGCTGCGCTCTATATGTTTTTGAAACTGTACCGTTACTATTGACTACTACTGGGCATCCATTAGTTAATGCGCCAGACGCTGTTGCTGTAATAGTTCCTGTCTCGATTGCAGCCCATGATGCTGTAGAGCCATCAGTTGTTAAAAACTTTCCTGCGTTACCACTTTCTGCGGGTAATACTCCAGAGATTTTTGTCCAGTTTGCATCTGCGCTTGGGTCAGTAGTTCCGCTTGTAGCAGTCTCGGCACGATACGTCTGATAATCAACTCCAGAAATTGCCGCATCGCCTTCAGCGTATGCTTGACCGCTTACCCATAGAGCAGCACCCGCAGCATTAGCCGCAGCCGTAGCACTTGAAGCCGCAGCAGTTGCACTAGCAGCCGCAGCAGTCGCGTCTGTGTTTACTTGAGCGATGTCTGTGTTCATTGCGCCGATTGAAGTGTTCAGCTCGCCCTGCATTACTACCATCGCAGCGAGAAAAGCATCTGCCCGGGTAACGAACGTCGCCGGAGCATCGGTTCTGGCTGGCGCTACCGGGAGCGTGCTTATAGTTGGTATTGTCATATTAAACCAGTCCTTCGATCTCTAGCGAGAGTCGTGAAATTGTTGGATTCGAGAGAATTATATCAAATTCGCGGTAGTAGCCGTAGATTACCAGATCGTCGTTGTTATCTTCGGCGATCCAGACTGCCGGAGTAGTGCGCAGCGACGAGAGAGTCGAGTTTGCTTGTCCGATCTGAGAAGTATCGAGAACGACATCGACCTCCATTTTATCAGCATATGGCCCGTCGGTAATTGTCACCCGGCCCTGCGCGTCCGTCGTCTTTGTTGAGTAATCGACAATCGATAGACTTGCGCCATGCTGAGATAAACCGAGATCAGCGAATTGCCCCATTACTAGAGCGCCTATCTTTGCGTCTGCGCTGGAGTTGATCGTGACTTCTATACTCGCGTTCGCGTATGGCGGCAGATCTGTAATGGCGAGTTGATCCTTTCGGATAATCGGCTCGAAAAAGTATGCGTACCAGTCCTGAATGCCCGAATAACTCGTCATGTTGAAAGTTTCGTCGTAGACCACGCCTTCAACTGCATCTGTGACCGTGACTTGGATGGTAGTAGCCGCGACGTTCAGAAACGCCATCGAGTTTACTACTGTGGGCGATTGTAGAGTCGTGACTATCTGCGTCGCCTGAACCGTCTGATCTTGTACTATAGCGTCGAACATCTTCCAGCGGTTCGTGCTAGAGACTTCGAGCCAATTTGTTCCGTCGTCAGTTGTCGGATCGTTGCCGACGTTGCCGCCCAGCTTCGATTCGTAGATCTTGTGATACCCGGTCGTTACGATAACCCGGTCTCCGGCGGCATAAGTTGTACCTACCGCCCATGCCGCGTAATCGTTCTCTGGCACGTCAGACGATTGGAATACTGCGTCGTCGATCGTGACTGGTCGAATTATCTTCATCTTATGCCCTCACTGGCGGCAAGCCGTTCTTGTCCCAGCGGTCGTTTAGTCGATAGAGCTTCTGAGTGTTTCTCGCCACTGCGACCATAACTTCTTCGATGCTCTGGCGTAGTCCGCTCATCTCGTCTGCCATAGAGTCAGATGCTCGGGCCTGATCCGCTGTCTGTACGCGCTCTCCGGCGTGCAGTTCTGCGACGTAGCCGTCGTATGGAACCATATCGAGACCGTCACGGTGAGAGCCGTCGATAGCGCCTTTTAGAACGTCACCAGAGCGGCTCAATATGCCAGCCGCATCACCACTGCCGACTATATCGTCGAGAGCGCTTTGTGGAACACCGTTTCTAGCGCCGACCGCGTAGATCCACTCTTTCGCGTACATATCCATCTGCTCTTGGATCGATGTTCCCTTCTGCTTGCCTTCTTCGATAGAGACACCCAAGAAAGTACCCGGGCCTTCACCTTCGACTCCGAGACCGCTAAACGTGTGACCGCTTAGGTTTACGCTATAGCCAGCTTCTTTCGCCAGATTGGTGAGAGTTGCATCCAGTTCTCGCAATGGCGCTACCGCAGCAGCAGCTTGAGCGTCTGTGGCGTTCTGCTTGAATCCGAGCGGAGCGAATCCAGACTCGAACTCTGGCACCGCGAATACATTTGCGTCGCTCATTCCGGCAGTTTTAGCCATAGTGATCCCGGCAGCCGATGTCGGAGTGCCGCCACTGTCGAGAGCCTTAGCAGCGAGCGCAGCAGCCGCGATCGTTAGAGTGACTGGATTAGTCGCAATCGCTAGAGCCTTAGCGCCAGCAGCGCTTAAAGATGCCCCCATTCCGGCAAGTACTCCACCACCAGCCGCAGCAGTGCCTCCAGCAGCCGCAGCCGCGCTCGATGCCATTGTGCTAGTGCCAGCCGCGATAGCAGACTGAGCCGCAGCAGCTCCACCGCCGCCACCAACAAGTCCGGCGATGCGAGCAGCACCAGCAGATACTATGCCGCCGACGCCAGATGCTATGCTCGATATTACTGAGCTGAACCCGCCGGATAGCTTGCTTAGGAATCCATTTAAGCCACCGCCGCCGAATATGGCATCCATAATCTTCTGCGCCGCAAGTTCTGCGACCATGCGCTTAAATCCGTCGACTACTGAATTGAAGAAGTCCTTAAAATTAAGTTTCCCATCACTCAGAGTGTTGTAGATCATATCGCCGAAATCTTCTTGCAGATTGCGGAGCATATTCTTTTGCAGCTCGAATGCGACCGTGCCCTCTTCTGTCGCTTTTGTTACTTCCTGCATCGGGCCGACGAATCCTTCAATTCTAGTCGTCATATCATCAATGGCTGGATTAACTTCTTCAACTAATTCTTTCCCAAGATCTTCTAACGCGATTGAAGTTGTATCGATCTCAGTCTCGGCAGTGATTACAGTTGCGTTAAGCGCCGCTAGTTCCCTTTCGAGATTTGTGATATTTGTCTCGGTGCTCGCTATAGATCCCGCGAATACGTTGGCTTTACTTTCTCCGTCTTCGAGCGCTGTCAGCGTTTCGTCAAATGTCGTGTTATAAGTCTCGATGGCATTTAGCGGATCTTTGACCGCAGCAGTGACAGCAGACCATGTGGCGAGCGCTTGATTCTTTATTCCTGTGAATAAGTCTCTAATGCTAGTGAGAACTGGAGCAAAAGCATTCATAAAAAATAATTTTAACTTATTCCAAGCGATCTCAATGGCTACCGCGCCCTTCTGAGCGGCGAGCTTTATCTCGTCGAAGTGCTTGATGATGAGAACTGCCGCAGCAGCGATAGCCGCCAGCACTAAGCCGATTGGATTGGCTAGAATAGCTGCGTTCATAGCGAGAACGCCAGTGCGGATAGCTGCGATACTGCTAACAATGCCGCCGATAATAGCCGGGGCGAAGTAAGCCGCTAGAGCTGCTCCGAAAGCCTGAACGCCAGTAATAATCATCTCGACGTTATCAGTCATCGTGACGACTGCCGCGCTTGCCGCCGTTATTGCCCCGCCGAATAGCTTGATCCCCCCGACATCTCCGATTCTACGGAATAGCGCATCGACGTTATCTTCGAGATTAGAGAGTAACCCCGGGAGCCGTTCCATCTGGTTCTGCATCGCATCGCCGAATTGGGTCTCGCCAATAGCAAGCAAATATTCCTGAATCTCTTCGGAGTTCTTTCCTATTTCGGTGGTAACGCCACGGAATGTAAGAGCGACGTTATCGCCTTCTGATTTTGCTTTGATGCCGAACTCTTTAAGACGCTCAAATTCGCCCGTAGACGCATCTGCGACTGCTTCGATCATCTGCATCATGTCTTTGCCCATCGCGGCTGACGTGTTGCCGTACGAGCGCAGAGCGCGTTCTGACGGATCTAGTCCGAGTGCTTTTAGTTTAATGAACCCTTCGACCGATTGATCGAGAGTAAATGGAGTCTCGGCAGCAAATTGCGTAAGATGCTGAAATGCTATACCGGCGTTCTCAGCGCTTCCAGTCATAGTCTGGAGTGCGCCCTTTAGCTTCTCTGATTGAGTAACCGTATCGGCAAACTTGTTAACGAGCGCCCCGGCTCCAATTGCTGCCATAGCAGCGCCCATGAGCTTAAAGGCTCCAGTAGCTCGTCCGGCGCTTTGCTCCATGTCTTTGTTGGCTTCGGTAACATCTTTACCAGCCTGCGCCCCGGTCTTTCCGAGATGCTTGATATCGACTTCTGCGTCTTTAACCTGCCGAGTGTCGACTTTGATCTGTATCGTTGCTAGATCCATGTTTGTCCTTAATAACGAGTCCGCGTAGAACTGACTTCATGCCTTTGGCGATGTCTTGCCGTTCTTCTTGCGTGCGGTAGGGCGATTGAACGTCCTGATTGTCGTATTTTAGCACACTGCTGGCATAGAGAGCGGATAGCCGTTTTATGGTCTCAGCTTCCCATCCGGTTAGATGCAATTGCGTTCTCGCCACAAAAGCATCGATCTCTTGCCAAGTCAGCCCATGAACCCCGTTGCCGCTATTTAATGCGACTCCAATTCTGCTGAGTATTTCTATGATATAGCCGAACGGCTCCACGTCTGGGAACCGTCCGGCTATTTCATTGCTATCGATCATATCAATGCGTGATCTTTCTTTGTCTTTAGCCCGGGTCGAGAGCCAAGCCCACTGCTGAACATATTTGCCCAGCAGCCCCGTTATTTCAAAAAATAACTGGCTCGATCCCCTGCCGCTTCCATTAACTGTTCGGCGATCCAGTTGCGCTTTTCATAGAGCATATTCGCGTTCTCTTTTGTGCATTTTAATGCCGCACCGTCGAACTCGATATTCTTGCTCCACTTGAGCGTGCTTTCTGCCAATATCTCATAGAGCGCTGCTTCGAGAGCTGCGTTCGGGATCTTTCGATCTTTGTAGCGATTAGCGTTCCGGGTATTAACTCGCTTTGCGGCGTTTTGCCACGTCTGCGAATCTTTGCCGAGAACGATAATCGTCAAATGCTCTCCCTCATCGTCTACTAGATATTCGCCATTAGCCGGATGCTGGAGCTTTACTTCAACTCCCTCTTCCGCTGCCGCTTGCAAGTCAATATTTGCTAAATCCATAAGTCACGCCCCGAATGTGTGTTTTATTAAGCTGCTACGTTGACTGGTGCATTTGTCAGCTCTATTACGATGCTGTCTGACTTGATGCTGTCCACGCCGCCAGCGTTTACTTGGTAGCTCATTACCAGACCAGTGAAATAATCGTCTTCGCCGTCTGGATAAGTGATTTTTACGGAAACTTCTGTATCAGTCGCAGCAGCCGCTTTCGCAGCAACTTGACCAGTATCCGCAGCGTCAGCAGCGAATGAGAGAGTAAGAGTTCCGTCGTTTACCGAACCTTTACGCTTAACCACGCGACGCTCACCGAGAGGCGAGTGAGTGATTAAGTTGTAAACCGAGCCGAATGCTGGGATCTCAGTAATCTCGCCAACTGTGGCGAATGTGAGAGCTTCGAATCCTGCCTGATCGTATGTAGCGGGAAGACCTGAGACGATGCCCAGAGTAGTGCCCGCAGATGTTTGAATAGCCATGTTAATTGCCTCTTATTTGCTTGCTGCTTTTAAATTCTTCACGAACAAGCGGTTAAAATTCTGCATATTCTTCCGAACCATCCCGCCGGGAGCTTGCTTAGACCAGCCATACTCTAGACGTTCAATATACGGAAGGTTATTTGTCAGATAGTAAAGATCGCCCACTGCCACGCGCACTGTTTGGTCGACATCTGCGATTGCTTTGGCTTCGCCCGATCTCACACTATCTACGGAAACATCCCCAGTCGCCCCGCGACCGACGGATGCTTGCCAATTACCACGGGCACGCCCGGTATCTGCCGGAGTGTCCTTAATTATTGCCGTGCTTACTTCGAAAAGAGTCGCTCGGATGCCCTGATTCAGAGTCCGGTCGATCTTTTGTTCGATCTTCTTCCAGTCAGATTCCCAGCTCACACTATGGCCCGCCATTCGATTGTTACCGGGACAGAGTACCAGCCCTCTTCGGTGATACCCTGCGAGACTCTTGCGCTGGTGATTTTAACTTTTACGCTGTTAAAAGTATATTCAGCGCCACGCGGAAAGTGCAGCATCAGCAGCCGTGCCTGTTCCTGCGCTGTGAACCTTCGGTTGCTGCGTGAGTCATTCACCGTGATCTGATAAAACCCTTCGTAATCGTCGGCGCTTGAATGGCCGAGTCCGAGCTGGTCTTTGATGTTCGGGATAAATGTCTCTAGCAGATACAGTACGCCGTCAACTGGCGTGAATGCCGCGTTCTCGTAAGCGATCGGCGGCTCTCCGGCTGTCTGGAATTCTGCCAGACGTACCGATAGTGCGGTATTAATGTCCTTCTCTGCTGCGCTCATATTCTGATCTGCACATAGTAGACAATATTAGTTCCTGCCGGGCTTAGAGTTCTGACACTCATAACTCGCCAGATCTTAGAATCGACCGTGACAGTCCACGCCACGTCCGGCTCAGTTGCGATATTGTTAATTATCAGCAGCAGATCGGAAGCGAGAACCGTCGAGCCATTCACTTCTTCGTTGTCATAACGACGAACGACCGCGAATGCGTCGATTGTGTT